AAGAAGGGTATCCATGAATTCATGGGCATGTGTGCATGAATATACAAGCGTGGACTTTTCAAATTTTTCAGATAAGTTATACTAAGAATGTGGTTAAGGTTCACGCCCTTGATGGCAAAATCGTTTACCACACGGGTTAGGGAATAACAGTATGGGTTATATTCACTGCTGCGGAGCTTTGCACAGGACTAAAACGTTCAGGCTCGTACCGCAGGATAAATTTATGTTGTGTGAAGTTGATTATTTATCGAAATGTCCGGTATGCGGACATACGGTAGTGCAGCTTACAAGAATTGATAAAGACGATAATATTTCTGTTGTCAGAAAAGTTAACAAGAAAGCTAAAGATTTTTTGACAAAATTGAAAAATAAGGTTTTATATGAAATTCGTCCTATAAATTACAGTAAAACTAATTGTGGAAAGTTTTATCTTAATTATAACGAATTTGGGGTAATGAAGCGGTGTTATTCAAATTTAAGTACTATGAAAATGGGACTTACGGAAGATAAATATTTAAAAATTAATCCTTAAATTATCTTACTCTCTCTGGGAGGAATTTTCCTCCCGCCTTTTTTTCAGCGGAATTATTATGAATGCAGTAAAACTATTTTTTAGTATGCTAAATGTAAATTTTAAGTAAAGGGAATTAAGCAGATGACACTATCTCCAAAGGAAATTGAAGTATTGACTTTGGTTGCTATGGGTTATTCAGATAAGCAAATCGGAGTGGATTTAAAAATAGCTTACGGTACGGTAAGAAACCATATCGACAGGGCTGTTTTAAAACTTAATGCACAGAATAGAACTCATGCAGCTATGATTTATAAATTGAAGAATAAAGATTGGTTAGAGGAATTATATGAAGAGAATAATAATACATTGGACCGCAGGAAATTATTATCCAAGCGATTATGAAAAGGAGCATTATCATTTTCTGATAGATAAAGACGGTAGGGTGCATAATGGAAAATTTAGTCCGGAATGTAATGAAATTTGCAGGGTTGGAAAATATGCAGCACATACAGGCGGCGGTAATACCGGAAGCATAGGAGTGGCAATTTGTGCAATGGCAGGATTTAAGAGTAAAAATTCTGTCGGTAATTATCCTATTACTAAAAAACAATTTGAAAGTACTATGGAATTTTGTGCCGAACTTTGTAAAAAGTACTCCATTGAAATTACTCCGCAAAATGTTATGACACATTATGAGTTTGGAATAAAGAACCCTAAAACTACATCTGCGGGAAAAATTGATATTATTTTCATTCCGCCTTATTCCTGGGTAGCCGGAGATGAGGTCGGAAGTTTTATTCGTTCGAAGATTAAATGGTACAAACTAAAAGGAAATTAACTATGGAAGTCGCTTATTACAATTTATCCGGAGGTATTAATCAGGCACTTACTAAAACAGAGCTTGGGATTGATACTAAAAAAGTCTACTGGGCAGATTCTGAAAATGTGGAAATATTTCAGAACAGAGGAGTTGTTAAACAAAAGGGTAATACTTTATTTTATGAACTTGATGAAGATATTACCGGTTTGGCCGAGATGACGGCGTACGACAGGAGTAAACTGGTTATTACAACTGTTTCGGGAAAAGTTTATGTTTACGATGACAATCATGCAAAATTGTCGCTTGTTGACAAAACTTTAACAGGTCAAAAACCTTCATTTATAAGTTTTCTTAACGGAATTCTTGTTATAACCGAAAGTGACGGATTATTTTATATTAAAAATAATTCTTCTTATGATGTGGTTGAATGTAATTTAAATGATTTGGAAGACAATATTATTACTGATGCGGTTATTACGGTTTTTAAAGGCAGAGTTTGGGCTGCATCGGGAGCTACTCTTTATTATTCTGCATTAGGGTCTTATAATGATTTTACAACAGAAGATGATGCAGGTTATATCAACGAATTCCACACTGATACAGGCTCAATTACGGCTCTCAAACCTTATAAAGATTATCTTGCAATTTATAAAAAAAACAGTGTTTATCTCTTAACAGGCACAAGCCCTGATGATTTTGCTATTGTGCCTTTTGCAAATAAAGGGGCTTACAGTAATAATTCGATAGTAAACGTAGACAACAAACAATACTTTTTAAGCAATGGTATTTTTGCTCTTGAGCAGGTAGGAGAATTAAATCAAATACAGCTCGGAAGCGAAATTTCTCAAAAAATTAAGCTGGAATTCAATAATTTTGGTGACTTGAAAAAGGCTTTTTGTCTTCATTATGAAACAAGAAATCAAATCTGGTATTTCTTTCCGTATGCTGATGATAATTATTTTCATACTGTATGGATTAATGACTATGTTAATAAGGCGTGGTATAAGCGTGTAATTCCTCAAAATATCAAAACTGCATGTTTGTATAACGGCTATATTTATACTGTTGATAATCAGGGCAGGATTTTTAAAGAGGATTTCGGAACTACTTTTAGCGGTGAGCCTGTTAAATTTATGTGGAAATCTCCGTTTTTGGCAATTAATTCTCCTCATCACAGGAAAATGGTTGATGAATTTTATTTTTTACTGGATACGGAGCAGGATAACAAT